CAATATGCGTTTATGCCTGAATTTACGCTGAAACAGGACGAATATTGGACTGTTAATTGGTTTAGAAATTTGCTTCCTTCGGTGGAAAAACCTGAAGAAGAGCAGATGCAAATAGGGCAAAACACTGTACGTGGGACACTTTAAATGTATCTTATAGAGACTTTAAGAACCTAGGAGGTTCAAATGGCAAGATTCGTTTCGCATACTAGTGCCAGTCAGAATGTTGATGGCAAAGGCACTACAGGCGGTAACAATGTAATGGAGCGTGGTGGCTCTGTTGTTGCTAACCCTATTTGGGAACCAGCACAACCTAATTCACCTCGTCAACGTTTTGATAGTCCGAAGTACGCTAATATGACTGGCGGCTACGGGGAACAAACAGTTCGTGACACTCCATTCAATCAGCATGGTACAACAGGTAATGTAGAACCTTCTGCACCACAACCCGATTTGGCTGGACATAACGCTGCACCACACACCAAGCGTCCATAGACGTGGCTGTCCTCCCTCGCGAGGCGACATACGAAGATTTCTGCATGTATGTGCAGGATTTTCGTGGTCCAGTATCGGAAACGGAACTGGATGAATTATGGGAACGTCGTCAAAAACTACTTGGCATCAAATTCGTAACTGGAGCAGTCTCCCGCTCACTGTTACCGCCCGACGAGCAGCATTTGACTTTGAACGAAAGAGAAAACAAACTAATCGCCGAAGCCAAAGCGCAAGGGCGTAACATAGAGAAAGTCTAATGGCACGTAAAACAAGAGCGGAACAGCATGAAATAATCCTGCGTAAGTTGGATTCGGCTGCACGTTGGCGACAAGAAATGGGTTATGACTCTGTTTGGCAGAGAATGATCGATTTGTACAGAGGGAAGCATTGGCCGCGTGTCACTGCTACAGAAGATTTGGTGGCTGTTAATCTTGCCTTTAGCACCGTCAATGTTATCGCTCCGTCTGTTTCGGTCAACCACCCTAAAGTGGTTGTCACTCCTAATGATCCTGAGAATAGTGACAGGGCTGCTTTTGTTGAAGCAGTTATTAATCATGTTTGGCGACATCACGATTTTCGTAAACCTTTCCGTCGTGCTGTTAAAGATTTTCTTATTTTTGGTCACGGCTGGTTAAAAGTTGGTTGGCAGTTCCTTGAACAAGAACGTACTCTCGGTGAGGAAGAACGAGAGGATATGATTAATGAAGCAAATTTAGAGGCTGATGCTTTTGCTATGGCTAACCCTGAACTTGCTGGTGATGTCCCTACTGAAGAAGATATTGCTGCAAATATTACTAATACGGCAATGATGATCGTTGAAGATCAACCGTTTGTGGAACGTATCTCTCCTTTTGATATATTTGTTGATCCTGAAGCGACTTGTTTAGAGGATGCTAATTGGATCGCACAAAGAATTGTGCGTCCTTTAGAGGAGGCTAAAAAAGATAAACGTTATAAGGCTTCTGCTCGTAAAAAATTAGATGCTGATAATATTCTTTACCCTTTGAATAGTCCTAGCAGTCGTCAGCAGCAGGAAGAGTATTTGTATGATGAAGAACGTACTGTTGTTTTTGAATTTTATGACATTGTAAATAACACTATTTCTGTTTTGGCTCAGTCGGGTGATGAGTTTCTTGTAGATCCAACGCCTATGCCTTATGCTTATGGTCAACCTTTTGTAATGTTACGAAATTATGACATTCCTGACTATTTTTATCCAATGGGTGATTTGGAAGCAATTGAGTCTTTACAACTTGAATTAGATAAGACTCGTACACAACTTGTGAATGCTCGTAAACGTTATGCAAGAAAGTATTTGTATCACGAACGTTCTTTTGGTCCTGAAGGTCGTGAAGCGTTAGCGTCTGATCAGGATGGTCGTCTTGTTCCTGTAGTGGAGGAGAATAAACCGTTGAGTGAAACGGTTATCCCGATGCCTCAAACTCCTTTGTCTCCTGAGATTTATCAGTACAGTGACATTATTGAAACTGATATTAATACTGTTTCTGGTGTTTCTGAATATGCTCGCGGTCAGATGCCTGAGATTAGGCGTACTGCTACGGAAGCATCTATTATTGCTGATGCTGGTAATGCTCGCGCAGCAGACAAATTAGCAATAGTTGAATTAACTATCGGCTATGTTGCTCGCAGAGTGTTGCAAGTTATGCAACAATTTATGACTGGTGAGCAGATGGCTCGTGTAGCCCAAAAAGGTGGGGGAGATTTGTTTGTTCCTTACACACGTGAGGACATTATAGGCGAATACGATTTTAGTGTTGAGGCTGGTTCAACTCAGCCGATGAATGACACTATTCGTAAACAGCAGGCTGTTTCATTATTGAATGCGATGGCTCCGCTTGTGGGAACAGTCGTTGATCCCGCAGCCTTAGCAAAACATGTTTTAACTATGGGATTTGATATTAAAGATCCTGACAAATTTATTATTCAGCAGCAAACTCCACAAGATATGGAAGTTGCTTCTGCGGAGGCAGGTGCAGCGCCTACACCATTTGGTCAAACGCCTGTGCCTGATGGTCCCGACATGGGAGCGTTTGCCCCAACAGGCGGTGTACCTCCAGAGTTGTTGGCTCAATTACAGGGTCAAATGGGGATGGATCTTCCAGCCCTATAACGGGACAGAGTTCCCAAATAATATAGGAGCAGCCTTTTTAGGACTCCGAGGAGAAAATAGAATATGGAAGAGGATGTAATGGAATCCACTGAGGTGGACACTCCAGAGTCTTCAGTTGAAGTTTCAGAGGAACCTTCTGGCGAAGCATACACCATAAAGGTGGATGGTGAGGAACAAGAGGTCAGTCTTGATGAACTTCGGGACGGATACCAAAGACAGTCGGATTACACACGTAAGACGCAGGAATTGGCTTCCGAACGTAGACGGTTACAGCAAGCAGAGGCGATTGTGTCTTCTTTGGAGTCAGATCCAGAGGGAACATTAGCGGCTTTAGGTGATGCTTTTGGTGTTCAATCAACACCTCAGGTTCAACCTCAACGGCGGGATGAATATGATTATGATGATTATTCTGACCCAGTTGAGCCTGATGTGAATGAACAGCGGATAGCACAGTTAGAGGCTCGTCTTGAGCAGCAGGATCGTTTGCATAAAAGACAACAAATAGAAAAGCAAGTAGAAGGACTTAGGAATACATACGGGGATTTTGACGCTCAAGAACTTTACCAACATGCTTTACGCAACAAAATCGGTAATTTAGAAGCAGCGTTAACGCACATGCGTTACGGTGATTTGTCCGATAAGGCAAGCAAATTGGAAAAAGAGCAAGAGCGTATGGATGCTAAACGTGATGCTTCTGTGGTGGAACCGACGGGTTCTAAACAAGCAGGAACTTCTCAGAAAAACGTAGAGAAACCTAATTCTATTCGTGAAGCATTTGCGGATGCTAAACGGGAACTTGCTTCATAGACAATAGTGAGGTAAAAACAAATGGCAGCAGGTAATGCTAACTTTGACGAGATTCTCTCAACCACGCTGAAAAACTATATCCCTAAACTGACTGACAACATTTTCACGGCTAGACCACTGTTCTACGCTTTGACAAATGGTCAGACAATTAGGCGTGTTTCAGGTGGTGCGAATATCGTCGTTCCAATTATTTATGGAACAAACTCGACTGCTGGTTCTTACGCTACAACAGATACTATTTCTACGACTGCTCAAACAGGCATTAGTGCTGCTGAGTATTCTTGGAGACAGTATGCTGCTACCGTAACAATCAACGGTCTTGAAGAAGCCAAAAACAATGGCGAAGCACAAATCATTGACCTTCTTGAAGGAAAAATTTTCCAAACTCAAGAAACTATTATTGAAAACATGAACACCATGTTTTTCGGTAACAGCACAGGCAATGGTGGTAAAGACTGGATGGGTCTAGCGGCTCTAGTAGGTCTTGGCAATGATGACGGTTCAGCCGCTCTTGCAGGTATTGATGCTACTGATGGTGACAACTCGTGGTGGAGATCACAAGTTCAAAACGTTGGTGGAGCATTAACTCAAGCAAAGATGGCTACAACCTATAATGATTGTTCAGTTGGTAATGACCAGCCAACAATCATAATCACAGGACAGGCTCAGTACGAAGCGTATGAGGCTCTTCTTGAGGGACAGATCAGGTACACCGACACCGACATGGCTGATGGTGGTTTCCAGAACCTTCTCTTCAAGGGATGTCCTATAACATTTGATGGTACTCTTGCTGGTGAAGGCAAAATGTATATGCTTAACACCAAGTACCTTCAGTTAGTAGCCCACAGCGATGTTTGGTTCAAACCAACTCCGTTTGTGCGCCCAACAAACCAAGATGCGGTTTACTCTCAGTTACTTTGCTACGGCAACTTGACAACAAGTAACCGCGCCCGTCAAGGGTACATGTACGGTATAACACCTGCATAGTTTGACGGCATAGAGGTAGTTTTCATAGGAGTCCAATATGGGATATGAGAATCAGTATGCGTATAAGAAAGGGGCTAGACCTTACGGGGAACCGTCGGCTGGTACCAATTTCAGAGATGCGTCGCCACGACCACAAACGGTTGGACCATCACGTAGGATTCATCGTGTAGCAGATACGTCTGTTACCCCTGTTGCTCCTGTGAAGACACCTACTAAAAAGGTAAGTAAATTTAAAACCAAGTAGGGGTTTGTTTTGCAACTAAGTGAAATGCGCGACTATGTGAGGAACATAGTTGACATAACCAGTAATGATATTGCTGATACCACGATGAACACGTTTATTCGTGAGGGGTATGACATTGTTGTTTATTCTGAGAAGCGTTGGCCGTTTTATGAAGTGGCTTTAACTTTCAGTACGGTTGGTGGTCAGTCTGATTATCCGATGGCTGATATTGCTACTAATCTTAGTATTGTTCACGATGGTGTGACATTCTCTGGTGGTTCAGCACCTAAGAATGTTGGTATACGTGAAGTTGCTGCTTTAAGAACAGATAACCGTGTTCTTGCTTATATTGGTCGTGACGCTGGGGATATTTTATATCCTCTCGCTACTGATGGTATAGGTAAACCTTGGTATTATT